CGGTCGATCTGGAGATGAATCACTCGATGATGGCTCTGTAATTCTGGCAGCTGGCGAGGCGATAGGAGTCGCCAAGTTGCTGGAGAAATATAATATTATTGCTAAAAAAGAAAGAGAGAAAATGCTCAATGAATAATCAAGATATCGAAGAACAATACGCCCCTGTCGAGTATGGCAATGCGCCGCCTCCCGATCTAGAGAAGACCACCGGAATCGAGCTGAGTCCAGAGTTGACCGCTGGGGCGACTGACCTGGCTCAGAAGAAGTTTGCGGATGTATTTGCCAAGGTGATGATGGCCAAGGCGGCCCCGCGAGATGAGGCCAAGGCGATCACTATGATGGTTCGGGAGTGTGAGTCGTTCGAGTTCGCGGACGATTCCTGGTACTCGTACCCCCGGGGGAAGGATCCCAAGACCGGAAAGGTCAAGATCGTCGAGGGCCATAATATCCGCGTGGCTGAGATGATGGCCAAGCAGTGGAGAAATCTAGAGTATGGGCTCCGGGAGACCGCCAGAGACGTTGAATCTGGTATATCGGACATCGATGTTTTCTGCTGGGACCTCCAGCAAAACGTCACGATCGGGCGCGTGATTCAGCTTCCTCACCGGCGCGATACCAAGTCGGGAGGCTACAAGCTCAAAGGTGAGCGAGATATACGAGAGTTGGTGCTTAACATCGGCCAGCGGGTGCTCCGGTCCTGCATCATGGCTCAGATCCCGCCCCATGCCAAAAAGGCAGTCCGGGCAAAGTGCATCGAGACCCTTGCTCGGGGTAAGGACGGAATGTCGATGGCCCAGCGGGTCGAGGCTCTGATCAGCGCGTATCGTGTGCTGGGCGTGCCAGCGGACACGCTGAGCGAGTTTTTGGGGCATAAACTGGATGATACCACCCCCCGGGAGATAGTGACCCTTAGAAGCGTTTATAAGGGCATAGAGGCCGGATCGATCGACAAGCGGGAGATCTTCGAGCTGGGTGAGGCACCCGGAGCCGGGAGCCAGCACCTTCAGAAGTTTCTCGAAGGAGGCGCAAATGGCGACACACAGTGGAGTTAACAGGCCGTCACTTCGGGTCGTTCCGGCAGAGGAGCGGCCCGCCCTAATGAATCCGCAATTTCACAATGGCCGGATCGATGGAATGACGTTCAAGGACTGGATCCGCTCGAAGACTGCCGAGGCCAAGGAATACTACGGATTCGTTCTGCTCGAAAAGGAGGGCGGGGCCTGCACCCGCCACCCCGATCGACAGCTTGAAATCACCGATGAAAACGCCCGGCTCAAGTACGGCTGCGAGCTCTGCTACCAGGAATTAGAAAAGGTCCAAGCATACTGGGAGCGAGTGTGGCATGATAAGAAAATGAAGCAGGCGATCGAGGCGGATGATCGTAAGCGAAATAGATACAAGAGTTTGCGGGATGCTTAAAATTGCATTTATTTTACTTGCATGCTGCGTTCATCGGGTGTAGGTTGTGCGCATGAGTAACAAACTAATCAAAGCAGAGGTGCTTAAAATTACCGGGTTGAAGGATCGCACGCTGGATAATTGGGAGCGAAAGGGCAATTTCCCCAAGAGACGGCACAGGAAGAACGGCTACATCTTCTGGGTAGCTGGCGAGGTCAGAGAATGGATTCGCAAGCGGGACGAATATGGAATCGTCCGGGGCGGCTATCTGAATGACTAGCAAAAGTAAGCTGATCTGGTTCAAGATCTACCCTGCCGAGATGATGCAACATTTCACGCATCGGTTGGATTACGACATCGTGGTGATGGGTATCAAATCCGTTCTTTGGAGCTGTTCAGTATTCGAGGAACCGGTCGGTACGCTCCCGGATGACAACAAAAAATGGTCTCGATGGACCGGTCAGGATGTTCGTATCATCGAAGCTAAGAAGGATCTAATCACAAGTAGCTGGACGCTTAACTCTGCTGGACGGTGGGAGATAAAGCGGATCATGGACGCAGCAGCCGAGACCTCTGCTAAGTCAAAATCAGCTGCGATCGGAGCTAGAAAAAGATGGGATAGCAGTAAGCCAAACGATGCAAACGAACATGCGAACGCATATGCAAACGCATCTGCCGACGCATTGCAAACGGAATGCCATCTTAAAGTTAAAGTTAAAGATAGAGTTAAAGTCAGAGTTAAAGATAAAGACAGAATTAAAGAAAAAGAAAACACTCTCGTCAAATCGGAAGCCGATTCTGACGGTCAGTCTGTTGTTTCGGATGAGATAAAAGCAAATGCCAAGATCATCAAGGCCGATACTGAGCGAGTGTGGAGACATTACCTCAAGGCGACCGGGTTAAGTGAAGGAACCTATCGGCTGACCGATTCCAGGAAGAAGAAGATCAGAACTAGGTTGGGTGAGTTTGAGACCGACGCCTTGTGTGTGGCCATCGACGCCTGCATGAAATCAGATTTTCACGCTGGCAGGTATGACGATCTGGTCAAGCATATTCTGTGGAGCTATGAAAAGGTTGAATGGTGGCTTAATAAACGGGCCGAGCAAGAGCAAGCGGAGGCGGGAATTGTCTAAAACCAAGTACACAAAAAAACAGCGTGCGCTATCAAATTATATCGATGCCGTACAAGTCGTCAGGATGCAAGATGGCACAACCACGCAAATACCGAAAAAGATTTACGGATATCAAATGGTCAACGGTAAACAAGAACCGATCATTTCAGCCGACTTCACCGGAGAACCTACCTGCCCACGATGCGGAGGTTGTTACGATGAGCGCGGGGCGATCTCAGGGAATAGCGGTTGTTTATCAGCGCGGGTTTATAATTCTAAGTTACAATACTGGCATATGTGTACATTTGCTTGCTCGTGCATCTACGGCGCGTGGCAGTACGAAGTTCACAGGATTGCTTATGCAGATGACCGCCGTGGTATTCCAAGCGGGCTTACACAAGATCAGCTATCGATGATCGATTGCGTACGGTGGGCCGGTGAAACCTATGAAGAGGGTGCGGAGCATCTACCAACGGAATTCAATGCAACCAATCTTCAGCGCGTTGGATTTACCAAGAAATTCAGGCCCAGCAACATTCAGCAAATAGAACAGCGGATGAATCAAACCAAGGCCGATATTAACGCGGCGCTTGGATCGCAAATAGAAGACACTGGCCGGTGTGTGCGTAACGGCCAGCGGGTACTCCAGGTTGGGATCCCCGAATAGAAGACGCATGTTTAGTCAGAAAGGAAAACACGATGAGCAGAATCAGACAGAAAGCGGTGGTTTATTGGAGATGGCCAGTGGAGCGGAAAGGCGAGGCGAATTACAAGCCGGGGCTGATCGAGACGACCGGAGCAGCCCACACCTCGCTTGAGGCCCCCGTGGTCGCCCTGGAAAACCCCTGCTACCCGGACCAACCGATGTCCGGGCCGGTAACCAATATCGAGCAGGAGTGGATTGAGAAGGCGCACTGGCTTGTGAAAGCAGACGGCCCGGAGAAAGTGCCGGACCCGTTGCACAAAGCCGAGGCGATCAAGGAAGATACGCCACCAGACGAATCTAAACCGGCTGAGACAGAAGAGATGCCCGAAGAGGCACCAATCGAAAAAGTGAAGGAGTAGCCACCCCATGGACCCCGTCATGATCCACATTCCTGGCAAGCCTCAGCCAAAACAGCGTGCTAGGACAGTTCGCCGCCGTGGCGGGGTCCAGACCATTACTCCAAATGCGACCAAAAAGTATGAATCTAGGATCAAGTTTTATAGCTGGGGTCATATTCCTCATGCTGCCCATCAGCGTAAAGGGCCTATGCGGCTCGATTTAATTATCTCAATGCCGCGACCTAAGCGACTAAAAAATAATGCAGTTGAGTGGCATATCTGTACACCTGATGCCAGCAATATTCTCAAGGCCGTGGAGGACGCCTTGAATGATGTGGCGTATCGAGATGATTCGCAGGTGTGCATGATTAGAATTGCAAAGGTATATCACGGGCGAGAGTGCGAGTTAAATACTCCGCGCGTTCAAGTAGTAATTTCAGAAGTAGACGGATCGCCTGATGAACTATTCCAGGTGACAGAACAAGGGGAAATCAAATGGCAGACGACGTAGAAACTGTGGAAGCTGAAGAGATCGAGAACTTCCAGCACATTATCGGTCTGAAGATCAACAACGTGATGAAGCTGAAGGCGGTCCACCTGAGGCCGGAAGCAGGCAAGGGGCTTGTGGTAATCGGCGGCGAGAATGCTCAAGGCAAGACTGCTGTACTGGAATCGGTGCGCCTGGCATTTCTCGGAGCCAAGGCAGGTGTGAAAGAGATCGTCCGGCGCGGTGAATCGAAAGCAGATATCGAAGTCGAGACCGAAGATCTAGTCATCAGGCGAGATTACAAGCCAGGCAAGAATCCTAAGCTGGTTGTTAGTAGCAAAGAGACTGGCGAGATCAAACGACCGCAGCAGCATCTCGATCGAGTCATCGGCAAGATCTCGTTCGACCCGCTGGCCTGGGCGAACATGGAACCCAAGAAAGCCGAGAAGATTTTACGCGACATTCTGGGTCTGGACTTCACCGAGCTGGATGCAAACCGTAAGCACATCTATGACGGCAGGACGAATATCAACCGAGAGATCCGCGACCTTGAAGGCCAGATCGAAGCCATCCCGAGCGACCCCTCATTGCCAGCGGATGAGTTCAAGATCACTGATCTGGTCGCGGAACTCAAAAAGCGGCGAGATCATAATGCAAATGCAGAGCGGATTCTGGCAAGATACAAGCTAGCGGAAGATGGTATTGCAGAAGCCGATAAGGCTGTCGAACAGGCCGCACTAGATTTAGAAGAGTGTAGAGCGTGGCTCAGCAGGGCCAAGGCAGAAGCCGACGAAGCAGCAAAGGACATTCCTAATAGCAAAGAACAAGACGAGAGTGAAATCGAATCAGCCATGGAAAAGGCAGACGAGACCAACAAGCGAATTAGAGAGCAGAACCGCCTGAGAAAGCTAGAGCATCAGCTGGCCACACAACAAGGCGCTGCCGATGAACTCACAGCACAGATCGAGCAGATCGATCACACCAAGGCAAAGAAGATGGCCGCTGCTAAGTTCCCGGTCGAAGGCATGGGGCTAGATGAGCGGGGCGTAACCTATAACGATATTCCGTTCGACCAGGCTAGCAGTGCCGAAAAACTAAAGGTCAGTGTCGCGATGGGCGCGCGGCTGAATCCCAAGGTTCGGGTGATGCTCATTCAGGACGGATCGCTACTCGATGAAAGCTCGATGGAGTGGGTGAATAACTGGGCGGTGGAAAACCGATACCAGATATTGATGGAGCGGGTCGGCAAGAGCGATGGAGATATCATCATCGAGGCCGGAGAAGCCATCAAAGGCGGCGCTACAGGGCAAAGCACACCGACAGGATTAGCAGAGCCTATGGGCGATCCATCGGGTGATGTGGAAGATCTGAATGACCTATTTTCTAAATTCTAGGGGGCTGCCATGGTCCACGAATTTACAGACGAAGATAGATATCTGATCGAACAGCACGAGGCACCGCGAATAGTTACGGTCGACACTGAGCTGGAGAGAATCAATTTGTTTCCATGCCCGAGATGTGAGGCGGATCGGTGCGCTGGTAGCTTTGTCAATGCAACTAGATTGGCTGCACATGTGATCATAGCTACCAAAAATTGCATATGTAGAAGGAATGTTTCACGTGAAACATAGGTGGAACTTGCCCCTGGCGCTGTTTGGTCCGGTCGGTTTGTGCGAGTGCCGAGCGTGGTCATCGAAGCAGCAGTGCCGGGGGTGATATATAATTAATAAGGAGAGACCAATGAAGGTAGTAGCAGAAACGGAAAATGGATTCTTGATCGAGGCGACGAAATCAGAAGTAAAAGATATCCTTGGTGCTGTGTACGGTACACCACCGAAAGAAATCACGATCGGCCAGAAGATACCAGCCATTGACTATGCGTCGACTATCCAAAAGATCAACATTCTGAGCAGTGATTACAACTTCAAAAATATTTTCGTTGAGCTAGACAGCTTCACCAAACACGCCGCAGCACTGAAGGAAACAGTCGAACGAGCCAGCAGCATTGAGGTATAAGGAGACGGCCAACGAAACCGCTCCGTAGCTCAACGGCAGAGCGCTTGACAGATGGCTCTCGGGTCATCCTTTAATCAAGCGATCGGGGGTTCGAGTCCTTCGCGGGGCAAGAAAGGGAAAATCATGAAACAATTAGAACTAAGCAGCAGAATCAATGCGATGTCATGGTGTGATGAAATAGAAGAAAGTGCGATGACACAAATAGAAGATTTATCAAGGCACCCATGTTTGTTCAAGCATATCGCTGTGATGCCTGATTGTCATTGTGGATATGGCATGCCGATAGGTGGAGTGATTGCCTGTAAGGACGCTGTTATACCCAATGCGGTCGGTGTCGATATCGGGTGCGGCATGTCGTATGCGGAGACTGATTTCCCGGCCAACATGATCACACCCGACAAGATAAAAGAAATCCTCGGTTATGTAAGGGCGCTTGTGCCGGTTGGTTTCAAACACCACGAAGAAGCTCAAGAGTGGGCTGGGTTTGATAATGCCCCAGAGATCGAGATAATACAAAGCAATGTAGAAAGTGCGAGACGACAACTCGGCACGCTGGGTGGCGGTAATCATTTTATTGAATTACAGGCTGTCGATAAAGGTGAGATCGCCGTAATGGTTCATAGTGGGAGCAGGAACTTCGGTTATCGCGTTGCCAAGGAATACAACGAGAAGGCCATTGCTCTGTGCGACAAGTGGCATTCTGATGTGCCCAACAAAGACCTAGCATTCCTGCCGGTTGATTCAAAAGAGGGTCAGGAATACATCGAAGCAATGAACTATGCTCTTAGATTTGCATATCAAAACAGAATGCTAATGATGGACAGAACCAAGTCGTGCATTAGATCACTACTGGAGTGCGAGTTTGTTGATGAGCTTGATATCAACGTGCATCATAACTTTGCAGCTCTCGAAAATCATTATGGCAAGAACGTGTGGGTGCACAGAAAGGGTGCAGTAAAAGCCAATAAGGGGCTGATGGGTGTTATACCAGGATCGATGGGAACCTCTTCTTATATCGTTAAAGGGCTAGGAAATCGAGAATCATTCTGTTCATCAAGCCACGGCGCTGGGCGGGTAATGAGTCGGTCGGGAGCATCCAAAACACTAACGGTTGACGAGTGCGATAAGGCAATGGATGGGATCGTATTCGGTCGATGGGGCAAGGCAAGAAATGGAAAACCCGATCTCGGGGAAGCTCCGCAGGCGTACAAAGATATCGACGCTGTTATGGAATCACAAAGCGATCTAGTTGAAATCGTGTCAAAGCTCAGGCCGCTGGGCGTAGTAAAGGGGTAAACATGAAACCGATCAAAATGATTCTACTCACGCTGGCACTGTTCGCACTGTGGTTCGTGGGCGACTGCATTGCTATCGAGATCGATCAAGCTCTGGTTGGAGATGGGCCGTATTATCTAGATCAGGCAGATTTAACTTACACCCTGACTGAGAATATCAGCACACCGGGAACGGCGCTGGTGGTCTCCGCTCCAGGCGTCACGCTTGATCTTGGTGGGCGCGTGGTCGTCTACGGTACTTCAGGCCAGCCGTATTCATATGGTGTCGCTGTGCCGCCTCATTACCAACACAGCGCGAAGCGATGGCGGCTGTCTGATATCACTAAATGGAATCGGAACGATAGACCGACAATCCGAAACGGCCAGATATTACAAGTTATTGCTGGCGGCGATTCGTGTGCGGCTGTCATTGTCGCCTATGCCGATGATGTGATTGTCGAGGGCATTGAGGTAGCAATCTACGGCGACGATACTCACGCAATTCTCTGCCAGCAGAACACTAACCTAATCGTGCGGGATTGCACGGTCCGAGACTACACCAAAGTAGTCAGCAACCGACACCAAGGCCGGGCGGCGATAGACATTCAGTTGAACAAGGGAACGCTGTCTGTCACCGATAATGAGATTGTGAATGCTGCACAGTGGGGAATTCGGGTCACTCGGCAAGGTGAAATTGAACGCGGGGAAGTGGCGCATAACCTTATCAGCAGTCAAGGCGTGGTGGTCAACTGCTACGGCCTCGGGATACACGGTGATAAGCTAGACGTTCACGACAATCTAGTGGATTCGATACGCGGCATGGGCGTTCACATTGGAGAAGGGGCCGATGGGATACGATTCTTCGATAACACTGTCAGTGTAATGTGTCCGCCGACTTGGGCAACGCACGACCGAATCAACGCTCACGGGCTGGCCCTGGAGCGTTGTACGAACACAGAGGTCTATGGCAACTATATTCTCTCGATTGGTGTCTGGGCTGATCAGTTAGCAAATGGCATCGGCTGTGCCTTCAAGATAAGTTGCCGGGCAGATCAAAAGAATTGGGTACATCACAACACGTTCGAGGCTAGATATGTCGGCGGGGCTGCTGATCGATTGCAGGTATTACACGGGTGCATGGTGTTTTATATCGATGAAATTGGGGCGGGGATGCTCACGTTCGAGAATAATATCTGTGTGACCCAAGATCGGTTCATCTGCATCTATGAGCTTTATGATGGGGGATCAGGGCAGAAGCTACCGCACGACCTGCGCTCATTGATTATTCGGAACAACACCTGGACCCGCGAGCCGTGTTTGGTGCTGGTTCAGGGCTGGGATATAGTCTACGGCGGATCGAATGTCTACAACCTGACGATACTCAACCCGACCGGCTGTGATTTCAGAAACACCTGGCTGGGGTGGCGACATTTACCGAATCTGTGGTCAGTGTATTTTAACGGGATCGGTGACTACTCGGCACACTTCGAGGGCCAAGGCGATGATGCGATCCGCTGGTTCAGCTCTGAGCCACCAACACATGAGCAGCGTGTTTTGCTGTGGATCGACGGCGAAGAGGTCGAGGCGGCTGAGGTGAGGATTGAGAGGAGATAGCATCATGTCAGATACACCTAGCTTATACAAATGTCCGAACGATGACTGTGGATGGATCGGACGCGAAGAGGAAATGCACGCAGATTGTGCGGGTGAGATGTGGTCAAACTGGATTTGTCCAAGATGCGGAACGTGGTATCGATTGGAAGATTACAAGGCGGCAGAGACAATGGCGAGAAGGGGATGATAGATGCACATAAGAAGAACAAGAAGAAATTATTGGGTGCTGATCTTGTTAGGCGCGTCAGTATGTATTGCGATACTAGCACAGTATAAGTGCCTTGACTACTTCCGCGACTGGTTCAACCGTCAGGAGCAGATTAAGATCGAGCAGGTTGTAGAACCGGCAAAGGCCGATTCGACTAGGGTGGTCGTGGGGCGGAGACGGTAAGAGACTCCCAACTTGAGAGGGGGTGAGCGCTTTCGATATATTTTGGTTTATCAGAGGACTAATCGAAGAGCTGATCAATTTTATCGGCTGATACTAGCGTCGTGAACGGCGGGGCTCTGTGCAGGTGTTTGGGTTTCCGTTTGATGAGCACGGGGCCTCGCTAAGGAAGCACACGAGAAAAGGGGAAAATAATGGATCTAGGCACACCAATACCAGACATGGCACGCTGTGATGAATGCGGGCAAGATGCTGATTTATATTTCATAACCGGCCAAAAGGCCAGCGTGGAGAAGATAGCAATCGTTTGTAAGAATGAGGAATGCTGGTTGTACGCAAAATTGCTTGCCAGGCGGGAAAGAAGATTTCTACAAATGAATGTTTCTAAGAAGGCGATGAACATGGCAGTAGATGATCTGTTGAAGGCTCAATATGATTATCTGGAACAGAAGATTAACTACCTATGCAGAGAATCAGATGAGTAGAAAATATATCACCATCTGGATCAACGGCGAAAGCTGGTTGGAGCATAGATGGGTCTGGACCCAGGCACACGGTCCGATCCCGGATGGATATGTAATACACCATATCAACCACGACAGCCGAGACAACAGACTGGAAAATCTGGAATTGATGGAGCAGAACGAACACAAGAGACACCACGCCAACTACTCGATCAATGACCAGGGCGTTCTAGTCAAGATCTGCACTACATGCGGAGAAACAAAACCAGTAGATACCGGGTTTTATATAAACAGAAACAGTGCAATCGGTGGAGTCATTCCACAGTGTATCGAGTGCGACAACAAGCGGTGCCGGGAGAATTACAGGAAGAGAATGGCGGTGGCTTAATGGATAGGGCGTTGATGGAGAAAGCAGCAAAGCGCGTTGTACACGTCGAATTGAGCGGCGACGATCTGGCCATGATTGCCCTCGCATGCCGAATCGTAGTGACTGAGGAACGCGGCACTCACGACTTATGCAGAGATCTGGTCAAGCTAGAGAAAAAGACGACCAGACTATTCAATAAAATACTTGAGGATGTCAGCAGATGAGTTTCGGGGAGCTACTCATATTAGTGATTCTGGCCGGGCTAGCATACAGAGTCCGCGTGATCGAAAATCAAACAAAACCAAAGGAGAAGGACCATGACAGCAAAATCGGTAGTTGATGGGCGGGAGGCGTACGGTGATGAGAGATATGATGCCTGGCGTCATTCTGACCCGAAGGAGGAGGCCGAGACTCCGACACAACCGCCAGAGCCGGTGAAGCCGGCCAACAAGATGGCAGCTGACCAGATCGGTGCATATAATCAGGGCTTGAGTGACGGCAAGTGCATAATAGAGGAAGCAATGGCAGGCAGAATTATTACTGCCGTATTCCAGTGGCAGCTGATGGATGCCATGCCTGCCCCGAGAGATGGAGCCACGGTCCTGCTCTACAACCCGGACAAGCAGCTCGTCGGCCTGTGCAAGTGGGTCAAGTTCCGCCCGGACGGTACCGAAAAAGGCCAGTGGGAAACGATAGCAGACGCCGTGGAGTTCGAGGATCCCAAGTGGTGGGCGAAGTTCGATGACCCGGAAGAGTAGAGGAGGTGGTCATGGCCAAGATGTCGAAAAACAAAAGGCACAGACTCAGGTCACGGGGCAGGATGCACGAGGTGCCGCCCAGGCAATCAGAGTGCGGGCATGAAGAAAAGCCGAGGGCCGCTAAAATAGGCGGGCGGATCGGCGCCACACTCTTCTGGCTGATAGTGCTCTTCGTAGGATTCTGCGCCATCCTCGGCATGATCGATGTGTTCAAGTGGGTGTTCAGATAATGCGTGTTTTCCTGGTCGACGGCAGCCGAAGGAATCTTGCCGATATTATCCTGGAAAATATAGTCACTGGGAAAACGTGTTATGTGTCATCGTACGGCTTTGGAGTCAAGCAGGTTGACAGGTTGATTCGAGCATTCGAGCATGTACTGCTAGTCGCCGATACATCTCATTCGCAGCTGAATTCAGATGCTTACAAGGCTATAGTTGGCAGATCTAGAAATTTATCAGGATTCACTTTTAAGCAGATCAAGAATCACTCCAAGCTGGCTCTAATAGACGATGAAATTATCATATTTACGTCTGCTAATTTGTCGGCCAACAGGCGAGTCGAGTCATATTTGATTGGGTCGTTTGGTGAAGTCGGCGGGATCGAGGAATTAAAAAAGATGTTCTTGGCTCCTGGAGACTCATTCAATATCTGCTGCTTGGAAAAAGGAAGCGAGAAATCTGGCACCGGCTTGGGGTCCCTGGAATGCGGTCTTGATCTAGGTGGATTCGAGCTGTGATGGCACGCCAACCTTGACGCGACCAACCAAGAGTGCTATCGGTTACCCTTTGACGAAATCGCTCACGGTTTCTCGATCAGCAGCCCTCGAAATCGTTCTGCATACCCGGGACGTTTCGGGGGTTTGCTGTATCTGCATATAAAAACGTTTCGGGACGTGTTCAGCCTAAAGCACATGCCTACAAGAACATAGGGGGATTATGCAGGAAGATATGTCGTGCGAAGTGTCCGCCCAAGAGCGCGAAATTATTTATGGGGTATAAATGGGGCCAGATCCATGGTGGTTGACATAGAGTGACATGTGGCACTAATACTATGGGCGAGTAACCTTTACGGAAGCGGGGGTGTTTATGACATTACCAGGAGGGTTGCAAGAGCCGAAGCAGCAGACCCAGAAGGCAATCGACACTCGTATCGGTGGGCCTAATGGTCCGAAGCCTGGAAGCAAGAAGGGCCGGAAGTTCTCGACCAAAAAGGGCCATCAGTGGAAAATGTTCACGGATAATGTTCTGGATGTTGCAGTGATGCCGCTGGCTGCAATCAAGGATCCCAAGACCAGAAAAGAATTCGTTGCCAAGTTGCAAGCCCAAGCTCTAGTGAACCCAGCAGGCTACTTTGTTAAAGTCCTCATCCCGATGATGAAGTTAGTTCCGGCCACGTATCTCCATGAGCTATTCGCTACGATGACAGACGGCGTTCAGACGGCAGAGGAAGCCGCCGACACTCAAGTTCTAATCGCCATGATCAACAGCATGAAGCCCGGCACAGATAAACTTGATGCGGCTGCATTGATCGAAGCACTGAAGGCAGACATCGAGGACGCAGAAGTGATTGAAGATGAAGAAGCCGATACTGAGGATTAGCCGAGAGGCTAAGGATAGAGCCGATAGAGTGATCAACAGTGCGCTGATGATGCTCTCAGTCACCCGCCTTGATATATTCGCTAAGCACTTCTGTGTCACGCTGAACAAAACAACCCGGCCTTCCGGCCCTGCACCGTTTCCCTGCCATGAATGGTCAAAGGAATTCTTCAGGCGCTTCCAAGATGGTGAATCCGTTCTGTGGGAAAAGTCTCGCCAGATGCAGGCTACCTGGACAGTCGTTATTGCACTGGTATGGGCATTGATATTTAGAGCTGAGCACGCTTATCTGGTCGTTTCGGAAAAGGAAGAATTCGTACACGACAAGAAGCGGACGCCCAACTCAATCCTCGGTAAAGCCGGATATATCATCGATCGATTGCCCAAGAAGTGGCGAGACGAGTTTGTCGTCAACCACATGGTGATCTACAACAAGCGTACTGGATCAGTAATTCAAGGCGCTACAGCAAATGAGAACGCTGGTCGCTCCGGCGCTTGGGATGGTGTATTTATGGATGAAGCAGCCCACCAGCGGCATGGCGAATCAATACTCGGCTCAATGAATACTGCCTGCTACGGCCCGCTGATAATGGTTTCGACGCCCCACCCCGACCATGATATCGGGGAGGATGTATTCTCTCGCCTGCGCTGGGAGAAGGACCACGGCGGCATGGTGATTATGACCACGCCATGGAATATCCACCCTGAGAGATTGTGCAACCATGGGCCGGAAGAGCCCCACGTAAATTGCTGGTATGCCAAGGCATGCGAGCGGTTGACCGACCGGCAGATAGCAGCAGAGCTCAATATCGAATATGGCGGATCTAAGCAGGGCAGGTGCTTCTACTCGTGGGACAGAAATCTCTACACCGGCAAGGCCGCTTACATCCCGAATCAGGATGTCTGGCGCGGCTATGACTTTGGAGTTGGCAGAACGGCCATTCTAATCGGTCATGTCAAGTGGATCAAAACTCAGGCCGGTAACAACCTGCCACAGCTTACAGTCTTTGATTACATCGAGAGCGGTGATAGGTCAGCGTATTATTACAGGCGCATCTTGGGTGCCAAGGCAGAGCAATATACCGTACGATCGCGCATGCTCGATATTGGGGATCCTTATATTCTAGACCAACGACATGGGGACCTCAAGAGCTGGCGCGATCACATGAGCAGGAAATCTGAGCGGGCTGAATATAGCGTGACGGTGCAGCCCTCCCCGTGCGTTGGCGTCTCTACTCAGAACCTTATCTCCAACACCTGCAAGTTCATGCGGACCGTGATTGATGAACACGGTAATGTGGTTCCGCTGCTGATTGTAGGAGATCATCTCGACCGATTAATCACCGTGATAGAGCGCTACGCATTCCCGACAGACGACTATGGGCGGATCATTTCAGACAAGCCAGATAAGAATATCTTCTCCCACGGGGCAGATGCCCTTCAATATCTCTGCTGGAAAATCTCGCCGATTCAGGATATAGCATCTTACGAAGACGATGATCTCGAACTGGAGGACTACACTGCCTTTAGTTCAGGCGAGGGATCATTGAAAGAACTCCAAGCCTTTTAGGAGGAGAGATGGCCAACCTACTCGACCGACTATTCAGAAGTAAACCCCGAAACCGGGAAACCATGCACGAGAGAGAAGACGCAGCGCTCCGGCGGGAGATGTATAAGGCGGCAATGGCAGAGCTGGAGCCGCTTACTTCGGAGCTCCACAAAACCCAATCACTCAAGTCAGCTCTCTTCTTCGATGGCTATATGCTCGAAGGAATGCCGGTGGTGCATCCTGAGAAGCTGGCCAGGGAACAGGGGGTGGAGATCTTCCGAAACATGGTCCGGCGTGATGATATGATCGCCTCGGGCTCGGGCTATGTCTCCTTCGCCACCGTTGCACCGGGGCACGACATAGTGCCGGCCGATCCTAGTCACGGCCCGGATGTGATGGCAGCAGACTGGCAGAAAAAGAATTTCGACCACATCCGAGGTACCACGAACCAACTGCTGCTCAATATGATCGATGCCATGTTCATCGGCTTTTCAGGTGCCGAGATCTTGTGGGACGATCCAATTCTTGAGGGTGAATGGCGTGGCAAGATTCCATATTCCCAGGTCAAGCACAAGTCACAGAAGTATCTGGGGTTCGAGGCCGACTCATACGGTGATGTGCTGGACGAAGGGATCATGCAGTTCTCATACGATGCAGGCGGCGAGATGTACAATCGAATGCCGCTGAAAGATTTTCTGTACTACGCTTACCGACCGTTTGATGATAATCCCTATGGCTCATCGCTGCTCTATCCGGCCTATCCGTATTATGTGTTCAAGTCGTTGGTGCTGAAGTCATGGGGCCGGGTGTGTGACCGGTTCGGCCTGCCGATTGTTGTGGGCAAGGCTGATTATGACACGACGAAAAAGGGCGAGCGTACGCGGTTCCTCAGCTACCTGAAGCAGCTGCACCAGAATCTAGCCTCGGTTATTCCCAACGGCCTAGAGGTTGATATCAAGGAGCCTAAGACCAAGGATGCAGGCGACATGTTTGATTCGGCCATGGTGATGGCAAATCGGGCTGAAGCAAGATGTTGCCTGCTACCGTCCCTGGTGCTTGAGCAGGGGCCGACAGGATCACGGGCTCAGACGATAGACCAGTCCGGTACTCAATTCGGCTGGGTTATGGGCCACATCCACGGTGATATCGACGACACGATGACCCAACAGCTGATACGCAAAAACCACGATCTAAACTTCGGGCCGACTGTTGGCTGTCCTAAGTTCCAGATGAACTCCCACGATAAAGAGGATCTGCTCAAGAAGGCCCAGCTGTATAAATTGCTGTCTGAGATTGGTGTCACGTTCGGAGAGGATGCTACCCGGTCAGCATTCGGGGTTGAGTCGCCAAGCTCAGAGGACATCATCATCGGAGGTCGTCAATTCAATGGCCAGATCAGCACGCCAGGCATGGAGCCGGAAGACCGAAACACGCTGTTCTATATGGTCAATGATGCGGTCGAGGGCAAGCTCAAGCAACCGGTCACCTATTCATTCCCGCAATTACCGGAAAAGTGTGAGCATGGCCATAAGGATCTCCACGCAGCAGCGAAGGCTAAAACGAAGCTAGAGAAGCTGTTCGACCATGACACGATAAACACTGAGGAAGCTGATGCAATCGACCACTGGTCTGCTATTGGCGGTATTACGTTGGCCGACATTGCTGGTGAGCTGGAGGAACGCGAGGGAAAATAGCTCCGCGTTCGCTGGCAGGTATCGAGAGTTTTAGACTCCCGAAGCGGACGCGGTTAGCGAGACTCATGTACGAGGTGTTCATCGATGGCGCCGTGACCACCGAATTCCACAACCGATCATTCCTGATCCGTTCATCCAACTCGATCGGTGACCGGGAGACAGTCAAAGCACTGAATAAGGCCGAAGTGAAGGTGTCGGCCAAGCGTACCAGGCAGATCATGATCGACGCCCTGATCGAAGGGACCGCCTGGGTGCTGGAGATCGAGAGCAAGTGTAAGGCCGTCTTGGCTGAGGCTTTGCGATCCCGCAAGGCTGGAACACCCATCTCTCAGGAAACGGTCGGAGAGCAGCTCAAACGGGTGATTATGGACGGCCTGGAGCCGATTGAGAATGCCGATCAGCTGTCTGATTCACTGGACACATTCGCCAAGAGGCCAAAGTCACCATCTCAGAAAGCAAAGGATCTGACCTACTGGCGTAACCAGCGCCGGGGTGCCCGGGAATATGCCAAGCAGCAGAAACAGCTCGATGATTGGAAGGCTGGCCGGAAGAAGAAAGCAGCCAAGAAAACCGGCAAAGACTATGAACCTGTCTGGCGGTTGAAAGCACGCCAGGGTGCCACGCGTATGCAGACCGGGTGGAATCGCTCACATAATGAGCAGACCTTCGCTTCGGCAATGGATAATGAGCTGGTCGTGTATTTACAGTTCACCCTCGGCAGAGCCAATGAGCATACAGACATGTGTTTAAGTCGGGCTGGTATGACCATGCGGAAGAACGATGATCGGTGGACCGGGAACATTCCGCCGCTGCATTTCCGGTGCAAGTCATCACTGATCCAGATCACTAAGGAGATGCGTAAATCGCTTGGTGTGAAAGTCTCAGTTCCTAGAGCTAGAAAGAAAAATCCGCCAGACTCGGGGTTCGGTGGATAAAGAATTGTTGCGCTGAGGACTGCAAAATGATACAGCGTAATCTCAGACGGGAGAAAAATCATGACTCCAAAAGACGCTTGGGCCAGCTTTTTTGCACGACAGAAGAAGGTTAAAGGCAAGGAAGAGATTCACATACACACGCTGATCGTTCGCCCTGAGGAGCAGTTCCCCGCCGGTGAATTCTACGCCTACGATGTCTCTCACCACGTGTATAAGCTAGTCGGGCTGAACGATAAGGGCGCTTATCTGACCCATGCCTACGGCTTCGATGCGACCAAGTACTCAGAGCAAGAAGCCCGCCGGTGGGTGGAGAAGTTCGCTAGCGGGCTCGAGCCGGAAGACGATACGAACCTGCTCAAGTTCAAGCAAAATTTCAAGGTGATCCACCACACTAATGCAGAGACCGGGGTCAAGACCTGCGATCTGATGGGTGTCGAGTGCGCTGTCGTGGGTGAATGGAATGGGCGCGAATATTCGGAAGCAGATCTCACTCGGACGATCACCAATGACAAAGAAGTCCACCGGAGTGTGAAGCCGAAGTTCAAGATCGAACATGTATTTGAAGGCCCATCGATGGGCGATATCGAAAATTACCGGGAAGGCCCAGACGGACCAGAGCACTGTCTCTGTGATATCTATGGCGTCCCGTTTGAACTCTATGGAGAGATAACAGCACTACGATACACCGGTTTGTCGCCTGAATTCTACCGGACCTATGTAGACCCGACGACCGGGAAGGATTATGACCGAGTGTTTGCCGGCCTGGCTCTGCTAGGCGTTCAGACTCCCGCAATGGCTAAGATGAAGCCGTTGATGGAGGCGGTCGATGAATTTTCGATGGATCCAAACGCGGAACTAATATGCCTCGGGCAATCGAAGCCGGAACTCATGAAGACAACGGCAAAGAAGGCCACGAGCGAATTGATGACATATGGCGTGGGAGCCTCCCAAGCCGACGAAGAACCTGATCTGGAGGATAATGAAATGGACAAGAAGGAGCTGGAGGCCCTGCAAGCAAAGCTGAAGGAAGGCCAGGACGCGCTTGCCGAGGCCACCAAGGCAAACCAGGCGAAGGAGAAAGAGCTGATCGAGCGGGACGTAAATTCCGCTATTAAAACGCTGATCTCCGAGGGCCGAATCGATCCGAAAGAGGTCGACGAACAAACCAAGAACCTAATGGCTCTGACCGATGAGAACGCACGAAAGGCAGTCATCTCAGCACTGTCAGCCGTTCCCGAAGGCACCTATTCCAAGAAGGAAGAGGGCACGCCGAATCCTGAGGGCGATCCAAAGAAGCCCGAGGAGTCTGCACTGCCACCGGATGAACAGTTCGGCGAACTCGTGGACAAGTACATGAAGGATCACGAGATGAAGCTTGAGCAGTACCCGGATGCTCTGGCCGCTTGTGAAAACGATCCACGGAACAAAGAGCTGATGGAAAAATGTCACAAGCAATTCGAGGGCGATGCCCCTTCGGATGTGAAAAATACACTAGGCTAAAGACGATCGATCGCTTAGGTGAATCGATGAAATAGAACGTATAACTCTGGAGGATTACAATGGGCGGAATCAAATACAGCGGACCTGGCGTTCCTGAAATGACAGTGCCGACTGCATTGGCTACGGCTGTCTATGTTGGCTATGGCGCGACCGGCGGCCAAGTGGTGGTTAATACTACTGGCGTTCTCGGTCTCGGCGTTATGAAAGAAGCGTGTGCGGTTGGCCAGGGTCCCGAGATTGCCGGGCCAACTGAGTATACCGACGCCGAGATCGGAACCGGCGGCGCGGATGCTGGGCAGTATCTCAAGGCCACAACTGGGGGCAAGCTGATCGTTGCCACCGATGGCTCTATCGCCGTAGCCAGGGCACATGAGGATATCGCGGCAGACACTCGCGGAACAGTCCGCGTGATCGAGGCAATGGAGATCACCAACGTGTCTCTACTCCACGCAGGATCCTAATCGAAGCGGAAGCAGTGAGCGGTTTCTACCTTTGAGAAGTATGACTAAACGAAAGGCCCCGAGGGTCTAGAATACTGATTGAAATGAGGTAAAAACATGGCCGCTGCACAAGAACGGCATCAGTCTGGTTTGCTCACGAACATGAGCTACAAGATTGAGCAAAATCTCACCGACTACATCGCGTCGAAAATCTGTCCGATCGTTACGGTAGCGAATGAGACGGATGACTTCCTGAAATTCCTCAAGTCCTTCTGGTATCGCAACTATGCCAAGCTGATTCCAGAAGGTGATCCGACCCCTCTGGCAGACTATGGAACCGAGACCGATAGCTATCGGACGAAGGAACATGGTATTGCCACCCGAATCACCAAGCGAGCCCGGAAGAACGCTGATGCGATCCACCGGCTTCTATTCAACAAGAACTCGTTTGTCACCGGCAACATCTTGCGTAAGCGGGAGTTGGTGACAGCTGCTCTGATGTTCTCAGCCACGAACTTCACCAACACGTCTGCTGTTAGCGTGAAGTGGGATCAGATAGCGACCGCCACGATCATCGATGACATTCTGCTGGCTCTTGAGGCAGTGCCTAATCAGATCGGTGTCGAAGCTAACACGATTGCCGTGGGCCGTGCGAATATGCGATATATCAAGCGGAATGCTCAGGTGCTAGCAAGTCTGTTCGGCGCTGGTGGTGATGGTCCTCAGGTCGTGACCGAATCGATGCTGGCCCGCTTCTTCGGCGTTAGCCAGTTCCTTGTTGGCAAGGGTAAATACACGACCGATCCTGAAGGCACCGCTGAAGCTGATGTGACCTACACGGACATCTGGGGCCAGGACTACTGCTGGGTCGGTTATGTGGCTCCAGCACCTGCTGTTGAGATGCCGTCAGCCGCCTATACGTTCCAGGCCGGTCGTAGCATTCGCCAGTGGAATGAAACGTCCACCGAGAACATCATTGTCGACGGCAAGGAAAATTCAGACACGAAACTAGTCTCGGCGGACGCTGGTTATCTGTTGACGGGTCTTGGCCCAACCACGTAGTGGATGACCATAGGCCATCTTAAACAATAACCCGGAGGTTCCAATGGGAGAGACTAAAACATACGTAGCCGTGAAGACCATCAACAAGGGTCTTGATCTGATTAAGCCGGGTCAGGAGTTCATGATTGAAGAGATTCACGGCAAGCAATTGGTGAAAGGCGGCGCAGCCATTACCAAGGCCGCATACGCAAAACACCAGAAAGCACTGGCTGAGGTCGAGGCGGTGTTAAAGAAAGCCGCCGAGAACAAGGAAGTGGCTGAGGCCGAGGCAAAGAAGATCACCGAGGGGTCATCCGATGCTCCATCGAATGAACCGCCAAAGAACCCGACTTCGCCCCAGCGCTAGTTGATTCGAGCCGGTGGTGAACCAGAGGGGGAGTGCTCGCAAGGCCCAACCAGGCCAGGATTGGGTGCTCCCCTTTTCAATACGAGGTAGCCATGAAACCGAGTATTAATCCGAGATGCGGAGACGTGATCAATACGATTGGTCACTATAATCTATTTAAGAATCCCAAGTCATGGTTGGCCTGTCGAGGGATACAGCTTTATCAGTGGGCGAAAGGATTCAAGCACTGGAGAGCAACGCATAGCCGATTATATATCGGCGAATTGCACGGACCATATATCGAAAAAGCCAGGCAGGACGGACTGCTTGAGTGCGGCGCAAAGCGGCTGGGACTGACCGTTCAGCAATATCACATGATGTTAGAAAGCAGAACTGACTGGTGTCTCTCTATGACAACTCCACATGGGCGGTGGGATAGTTGGGAAGAGATTGAAAGCGAGCAGGATTGGTCAGTCCACAGACCGCGATTTGAGGATTTCAAAAAGGAAGCCGTGAAGCTAACGCTGGAGCAAGCGGCCTGGAGTATGATTCTCAGGCCCTACGACCAAGGCCAGCTGATCGATATTCCATTCAACGAGATATTCAATGTGCCGAGAAATAAATTCGTCTCAATCTTCGATGGTGGTCGGGCGAGAACAGTATGCTCAGGCTGCGTCGGGATCTGTTTCGAGGTCGTCCGTAAATATGTTGGCGAGAAGTGGGACGCATTGTTCCGTGGGTTGTGGCCGGAGAGATATGCACCGGCTCATTTTGAGAGCTTGCCTCGTGGGGCCAAGTATCATCACCCATTCAGGACGATTGGGAGGAAAAAGAAGTGAGCTACACAACAGCCGCGATCATCCGCGAGATAGATGATGTGTTCAACAATGATGACGGCCAGTCGGTTTACACTGATGCAGAGCTAACCAACTGGTGTGATATCTATGCCCAACCGATTATCGATAGCAGGCTGGAGGCAAGAGGCTTCACGGTGCCAATTACGACACCGGGCTCACTTATCAAGCTGATCGCTGCTTTGTATACCGTGCGCATGGCATTCGGGGGCTTCATTGCCGCATTCTCAGGGCGAGACACCGAGAGAGCTAAGGCACTGAAAGCAGAGGCGGATGGGCTTCTAAATGATATATGTAATGGTCGGAGGACTATCGGGATTGATCCCGATGCGGAATCGAATGAAATAGAATACGACGACGAGCCGGAGGTCCGGCCAGACCACGAGACCTTTGTGGGCGACTTTGAAAGCTGGCAACCAAACACGATAGAATCACGAGAGGGCGATTAGTGGTTCCGACGATCACCATAAAGACCAGAGGCATGAAGGAAACAGCCGCCACGATCGCTAACTACGAGAAGCGAGCTAAGAATCTGTCTTGGCTGCTAAAGCTGTTTAGGAAATACATCCTCGACAACCGCATTCCTTCGATGTTCCGCAATGGTGGCCGGGTGCCCGGTCGTTATGGAAAAGGCTTTAAGTTGTGGGCCAAGAACTCGCCTCTCGTCCGTCTAGTCAAATCAGACAGCAGGGTGTTCTATAAACACAACCGCTCGAAATCGAGTATCGAGGAAGCATATAAGTTCAACGGCACAGTCGGCGCATCTAACGGATCAATGAAATGCAGTCTGAGAAACACACACAAGGCTGTGAAATACTTGCAGACAGAAGAGCCAGGCGGACGGATCATAACTCACCCGACCGGTGGGTTCTTTGCTATCCCGATCGGTATGGGCAGGACTATTGTCCGCCGCTCATATAAACTTGGCAAGCGGCCGGCACGACAGATTGAAGGATTCCAGCGCGGGGATGAGAAGTGGATTGAGGCAACCGCACAAAAGCGGATGTTCGAGGTAGCAAGATGAGAATGACGTTTCGGCTCCCCTCGTGGTGGCCAACAGATACCAGGGCAGATGGTGACTATTTTGATCTGGTCAACTTAAACTATAGGCTCCAATGGTATGCTGCATCTGTCCAAGATCTATATGTGCGGGCATTCTCTCCGGCCAGTGATACGATGGTCTGCGTGCATGCTTTCAGAACGCTAGCCGATGCCGAGGCATCAGAATGGGTTGGAAGTGCGGAAGAGATAGCTGATGAGGATAATAAGATTCTGGCATCCTCGGGCTTGTTTTTCCCGGTAGTTGGAGAACAGGTTGGGCAGTCTTTTGCCAATGGTGGCTATGGTCCTGATATGTCTGGCTTGGCAATGGATTATGTTGTCGTGACCAATCCTCTCGACCGGTGGGATGCGATGTTTGCCCGAATTGGATCTCCGGCGCTACTGGTGACTCGCGGGATAGAAAATATACTCGAGGAATACACTGCCACCGGTGCTGCATTAGATGGATTTGCTAAGCGGATCATACGCGGCAAGAAAGTAGACGGCACCCGAGGCAAAGGATTGTTCGCTGCCCTGGGTGAAGATGAGTCCACTAGCAACGAAGGTTCCAATTTCCGGGTCAGGGTAGGGCTAGAGATTCAGGTCGGAGTGGCCGGGCAAGCTCGCAGGGGCGACCAAGCTTGGGAACAGGCTAAAGCATATGCCGACCAGGTTAGATCGATTCTAGCGGACGAGAGGCGCACTCTGGACGGTTTGGTATCTGATTTGAAGCTGCCCAATATGAGCGAGCCTCAGCAGATGAATGATGATAGTAGTTCAACGTTTATGGTCTGTTTGCTCACTGGCTATGCTGACATGGTTGGACGAATGGACACAGATAGAACGGCCTTATAGGAGGGATATTCAGATGGGAGTACGAGTACCATTTCAGCTTGAGGGCGCGTTTCATGGTCCGATGTCGGCTTATGCAGGAACGTCACCGGCGGCTGCGAATGTAATCAAACTGCGAGAGGACACTGGTAGAGAGTGCATTTTCGGTGGCCAGAAAATATCTAGTCCAGCGGGTGTTGGTGGCATGGGGCTTAGGTTGCCTCAGAGCTACCAATACCGGCAAGGGCGGCAAGGGGCTGCGGGCAAGTTGTCATTCGAGCTGACGCCGCTGGCCCTTCGTGATTTCATGCTGCTTCTGTGGCAGGGGAATATCACGGATAACACGACACACTACTCTATCGGGCTTGATACAGATCCAACACCGGACAATTATGCAGAAATACAAGGTCTGTTTGATCGAACGGCAGGCGAGTTCGTAGGCTGGCAGGCACAGAGCTGTGTACCGACTGCTTTACGGTTGACCATTCCGACCAGTGACCCTGATTCCGAAGGTGCAATTTGTACAGGAGAGATGGACTTCATAGGTCGCAATGGTGCCCGCTTAGAGACTGTGCCGTCAAACCTCAGTTATGCGACTAATACAGTCGACAACTCAGCTGAGCTATTCGGCCATGACTGTCGGTGGGAACTGGCCGGAACCTTCCGCAATGCCCTTTCCGGTTCGCTGAACTTGACATCAGGCTACAAGCTGTCGTCTGAATCTGCCTCGGATGGCTCCGATTATTCGCCTAGAATCATTGGTAGCTCATGGGGATATGATGGCAAGGTTACTGTTTTTATGACCGGTGACGAGGGCGATGTGGATCTGAACGATGCGTATGAGGCTAACTCGCTAACATCGGTCCGGCTGGAATTCAACGCAACGACCCATTACTACGATCTACCGTGTAAGATCACCGACCGGGGTAAGCCCTCAGAGGTCGCTGGTGGGATCGCGATCGAGTACACATTCGCCGCAGCCACGTCTGATGATGGATCAACCACGGTTCCTGATATTGCTGTTCCGAAGAGTACGGGAGGTTCAACGGCTAGCCCGTATATTTAGCAATGGCAAACAGAAAGCGATCAAAGACTGCGAGGAACGCATGGAGGATACGAGCTGACCTCGCGGGCTTGAGAGCACCAGGCACAGAGCATGGACAGAGAGTTCAGTACAGTAAAGAGAGAAAAGAGGCGTATATGAGGTTGTACTTCGACCCAGTGCCAATTGAACTGACCACCGATTATGATGACCCCCGGGCCGTGTTTCATATCAAGAACATGAAAACGCGGGAGATGAATCGGTACAATGCAATCGTCACATTGGCCACTGTCAAGCCGGGAGCCGCTCGTGCGGATCTGGCTACGGCAACAAAAAAGGCTGATGAGATGACAGACGAGCAGATCGCTTACATGGCTCATTTCGTCACGAAGGTGGAAAACTCACCCTATCCAGACAAGCCGACGCTGACCGAGTACGAAGACATCAAGCGTCTGCTCGAAGATATGCCGCAAGTCTGCTGCGGCGAGCTGATCTCGGCGATCATGAATGTGGAGGCCTTGGAGAAGTTAAAAAAAGTGTCTCCCTCTTCCTCGAAGTCCGAGAAGCCAGACGCAAGACCAAGGCAGAGGGACTTGGAGACATGTGGTCCTGCGGATACTGCGAAGCCAAGGGTCTCAAAAGAGGACGACACTGCTGGGACGACACCGAGCACCGCTGTATCTCCGTAGATGGTTTGCCGCCCGTGTTATTCACGCGGGAGCAATTCGAGAAGCGACTGCCTGAAAAGAACACGATCAAGTTCATAGAGGAGCGCTGCAAGGTAGATGGCAAGGCGATATGCTCAAAATATTTCGGGTCTGATGCAGAGGATCTGTCAGCCGTTTTGTCAATGGAGGCAGGACTCTCAGCTTGGCACCAGCCACCAGTTCCCGGGGCCGTTTCCGAGTGGCCCTGGGTGCTGAAGGAAATACTTGAGCATGTCCGGGGCGTGGCGATTCTGATTGAGCACCGGCGTAATAAAGAACTAGAGAAAAAGGTCGCTGCGAAGGAGTAGTGGATGTCAGCCACGATTGGCCTAAATATAAAAACGCATGGGACCAAGGAACTGTCCGTGATGAAAAACTCATGGACTGAGTTCAATCAGGCGCTTGAAGTCGGCAAGAAAATCCTCGGGCAAATAGTCCAGACAGCGAACCGGGCCAAAGATGCCCTAATGGGAATTGTCAACACAGGCGCTAATTTTGAGACTTATACAGTTCAATGGGAGACCCTTCTCGGTTCCACTGCTGCGGCTGAGGAGCGAATGCGATCGCTCTTCACGTTTGCGGCCTCTACCCCGTTCCAGCTGCCGGGCGTAGTAGATGCGGCCCGGATCATGGAATCATTCGGCGTTTATTCTGAGCGTGCTCTGACTGCTGCCGGTGATATGGCAAGTGCATTCGGCAAGCCATTTCAAGATGCTGCCATGGCGATCGCGGGAGCCACTACCGGAGAAATGGAACGGCTAAAGGCATTCGGTATAACCTCATTCCACATTGCAGAAGAGATCGGGCACAAGATCAATCGATCCACTAAAGAGGGGTTGAAAGAGGTCGAGGAAGCCGTGATATCGCTGTTCGAGAAGAAGGCGATGGGCGGCATGGTTCGCATGTCCAAAACCTACAAGGGCATCATGTCCATGTTCGCGGATGAGTGGATGAAATTCTCGAAGCTGATCAATGATTCAGGTTTATTCGTGACGGTGCGTGATGTATTTGGAATCCTGCTGGAATCGATCCGCGAGACCTTTGCATCCGGTGATGCTGAGAAAGCTGCAATGGCTATAGGCAAAACATTGTCTCAGCTGTTCCTCGATACGATTAAAGTGATGGTTCGGGCAACGATTGAAATGGCAAAAGTTGGTGAACAGCTAGGTGCATTTTTATCAAGCCATGATGTAGTCGGAGGGCTCAAGCGCTTTATGGGCAAGGGCGGATCGAATATCAATAAGCCCGGTGCCGATGCCATGTTAGGTGGCACTCCAATCGGTGATAGCGGCAAGTGGTATCTACCCGATCCGAGTATGTGGGACAAGGCAGCTGCTCTATTCTCAAAGAAAACAGCAGAAGAGATTCGTGGTGGATCGATGATTGAAACGCCAGATTGGTATCGCGCCATGATGCAGGTAGACAAGCCCATAAAAGAGGAAAAGCAGGATTCCCCGCTAATCAAGGTATTGGAAAAGCTACTGGGTCGACTAGATGCCTATGAGGTCAAGGGACCGGTCGTTCCAGATACATATGGGTCACTCACCGATGCTGTGATGCCAACCGCTGGATTCAGAAAACCAGACGGTGATAGCCTAGATAAGCTGATGGAAATTACAGATCCCGCGGGTGAGAATCGGTTCGGTAAATTTAATGAAGATCTAGAAGACTGGAAGGACAAACTAGAATCGAATACGGCATTGGCTGCTGGCTATTGGAGAGATTATTATACCGGCATAGAGAAGGTGGGAATCGCTTGGGGCAAGGGTGAAGGCAAATTGCTCACTGGAATCTGGAAGGCAAGCAAGGCGACAAGCCGGAACATTCTGGCTGATTGGGTTCAAATGAAAACCAAGAAGGCTGCTCTTGGCAAGCTGGAAGCCATCGCTGAGATGTTTACAGCACAGGGTACATTCAACTTCTGGAGTGCAGCAAAGTTTGCCGCATCCGCTGCTGCGTGGACTGCTGTAGGCGGAATCGCCGGAGGTGCAATCAGAGGTGATTCTTCAGCACCAGATCCGACGCCAGTGTCTATCGTTGATACAGATGGCGGGGATACTTACGGCCAGGCGGATGGCGTTACATCGTTTTCTAAGACGGCCACGCTCCGGGCTCAGAATCTATCTATCGTGGTAAATATCAACCACCACGGGGTGACATCATATGGCCTCGGTGGTCTGCGTGAGATGGTAGATACCGAGGTCATACCGGCAATCGAGGATGCTATCCAGCTGGGTGCGATGGGAGTTGCCTAATGAAATTCAACCTGATGCGTGGGCTAATGCTGCCAGATCCTAATTTCTTATATGGCATCGATGATGGGAAGGGCTGGGAATCTCAGGGGATTGACACTCTCCAACGCGGCGGTGATTCCCAGGCAATGGCCGGCGTTTATGAGAAAATAGATATCGATGGCGCATTGTTCGGTTCTGATGACTGTATTCTCAGCGGGGTCACGCCAAGGGGTGTGGCTGGTTATCCGTTCAACTCTGGAGCGAAGACGGTCACAATGTGGCTCGGCGCTCTCGTGAAAACAAGCACCTGGTCATCTAATAGCAACCGCTTGGTTATGGCCGAGGCCCAGTCAGTCAAATCTAACGGGGTTGTCGGCACGGTGTCAGGATTAACCTATTTAGATCACCCGGATAATTCCCAATATTTCGGATCCGATAAATTCACGCTGCTGACTGGTGCGGTCCAGTGGGAAGTCGATTCCGACTGCTCATATTACAAAATGCGGATTGCCTTCAGAGATATGAGTTCCGGCACGTCGTCAGCTGCTTATATCACATGGGCCGGTATGGCGCCGCTAATCAATACAACTAATCCATTTGATGCTCTGGATTCTAATTTCGATGCTCAGGTCAGCGATGGCTTCTCCACGCCAGGCCGGGCACAGTCACCGGCCGGAACGATTCGCCCACGGTCATCTATCGGTCAGGTTCCGATCACGCCTAGATGGGTCAACCTGAATTTCCCATACATGAGTATCGATGACCGAGAGCACTTTGAGAAATGCTTCCAGTGGAATAAGGGGACTGCCACGCAAAATACAGAGGCGTATTGTGATACAAATAAATGCAATGTATTCGACCGGGGTTCCCAGCAACCGGTGATTATCTGCATGCAAAAAGACGGCATGAAACATGCGTTCTATGCCAATATGCCGAGCTTGAATTTCTCTCAAGCGCTGGATTATTTCCCCGACGATAACGCTATGTACCAGTGCGCGGCGACGTTCCAGGAGGTCACCCAATAGTGGCACTTTCTAACTTCGACAAGGCGAGTCTGACTGGCCGGGTGCCGCCTTTCGAGGTGGCATTTGAAGTATATATGAAGCGCAAGAATTACGACTCCTGGGCGTATGTAGATATCAACAAATCGAACCAGGACAACCCGATAGATGAGGGCTGGCGAAGGCTCCACGCGTTGCCAAAGTGGAAGATTAAGCCAATCGATCGAAGCGGGCGCTGCTTGGTGCCATCTTTCAAGGTCCAGCTCAGGAACGATGATGGTATATTCGGCCAAGATCCTGAGACGCTGCGGTTCTGGAAAGATGGAATCGAATACGGTATCACGGCTTGGGATAATGTTCGCGCCCAGATAGTTCTCGTCCATAACGAAGATAATCCCGGTGGGGCCATTTCCCGTGACGTGATGGGCACTTTTATATTCAGCGGGGAAGTGGCTCAGGATTCATCCGATATCGCTGTGGCGACGCTGGCTGACCCTTTGAGCATACTCTCTGATACGTCTGCATCTGATATGAAGCGAGGCGATACGTGGTTTTCTAACTGGCACATTACAGCGCTGGTTAAAGAGCTGATCAATACAACTTCTCATGGAGAGTTGGAGCCGTCGTCGGAGATAGTGGACCGGATAGAATTCACCAGCGAAAAGAAACGATTTTCTGTCTTGGGAAATGTGCCGGTCAAGAATACTGACGGGACCAGATACGAAAACCGAGACTTTGTTCCTCGCCACCAGTGCGCAGATCAGCGCGGATTGAGCCAGGTCATATTTCAGGTCGGATATTCACGACAGTACAACTGTCCGGCGGCAGCTCGCTGGGATCGTGATACCGACACATGGCTTTATGAAGTATATCCAGAGCTTTCAGCGGGATACGAATTCGTCTTTGTTGCCGATCACCTAAGCTACAATACGACATTTATCTTCGCCGTCAGCATCGGCAATTTCTCATCGACTCAGCACGATATAACGCTCTTGTACAGCGCTGTGGCCATGATAGCAAAAGACACACTCACATATTCAGGCGTGGTGGGGATCTACGATACTTGGATGCCCAATTTTCTCCCAACTTGGCCAGGATCGAAAACGTATTATAGCGAGAGGCAATATGGCTGGGGACCGGGCATGGTCGAGGATTATGACGATTGTGAGCGAATAGCCGTTCCGTTCAAGTGCAAAACTTCCGCGCCGTTTCGAGATGCTAATGGTGTCGCTGAAGGTCAGAATCGCTGGGGCGCTGTGACTGGGGTAGACAGCGAGACCGCGACCCAGCACACAGTTAATCCACGATTTGATTCAGCGGATAGATTGACTAGAACGGTTCAAAAACATGAGCAGCGATTTGAAAAGGGATACTACTCCGCATGGGGGACAGCGGATCCCGACGTAGCCGAAAGCCCTGTCTATGCCTATCATCATGCAGCGCATCACGAAGCATTCAAGATATCATATATACATCATGCGATTGTCTGGATTTCATATGATGGAACTCGCTATATGATCTGTAAGTATTACTTCCAGAATCAAACCTTTGAGCGTCATGAAATCAGACAGCCGAGTTATGCGGGAGACGATGCAAGAGATTATACGATCACTGCTTTCTGCCCGTTCGGCAATTATCTGTATGTTGCTGGAACGCATACACTGGTTGAAAACGATGGCACGTTCAGATCACAGATCCGTGATTCTATGTTCATTCATAGATATTCGTTCGGCTCAGGTCATCTATCAAGTCCGACCGACCTAACGCCATCAACGGAAATGGCAGATTGGGATACTGTAGATAACTACATGGGTGATAACGGTTACTCGTGGGGGCCATTGATTTGCACGATCCGAGCAACCAGTCAATCAACAACCGGTGCTCCAATCTTCGGAACGTGCCTGAATCATCGAGGTATATCCGGCAAGGCATATGGATTCTATGTTGCTGGGGATGGGATGTTTAGAAGCTCAGAAAATGGGACTTCATTTCCGACCTCATCAGCACCGTTTGAACTATCAGACAGAGAATATGGTGTTTCAACGTCTGAGTCTGTGTTCTACGCACAAGATCAAGCTAGCGGCGGCATATATGAGGTCCGCATTGGTGAAAACTGGGATCCCAAATTACGATTTATCAGCCTGACAGAAAACAATCCGATCGATCAAGAGAACGTCTGGTCATCATGCAATATCTTTTATGATTCAACGAATGATGATTTGATTGGCGTTAGCGCAAGCGGGCCGCCCGCCGATACGAACGAAGGCATTTACAGCTACAGCATATGGGCTAATCAGGGTCGCTGGCCAAGTTTGTCAAACAACTCTCCGGCCGGGCGCGTCAGTCTTTGGAGATATTCGACAAAGGTATCGGATATAATCCCGCTTGCTGATTTCAAAGAGATGAAGGCTCACGATGCTCTTGAGTGTTTGCGACAGGTGGCAGGTCGGGATTGGCGCACGTTCACTACCAAAGATGGCGATATCAATTTCCTGGAGTGCCCGAGAAACGATGGGCTTATAACACTACGAGATAAAAATTTCGAGCATTGCCATACTGATGGCACTGTATTCGAAGTCGGCGCTGATCGGATAACGACTCAGAAATATATGAAAGATCTGGTTAATCTGATCAAGATCAAAACGTATTCTGCCGAGCGGTCACCGGCGATTATCGATGGAATAATAAACCATCGCATTCACAACGAAATTGATCTGTCAGCTGCGATCAATGCGATCCAGACATCGACTAGGGCTCAGCGGGTTGTTCTGACTTGCATCCAGGGCGGGCGTCCAGTGATCGGAGAAGATGATCTTAACGATGAAAATGTGCTGTTGTTTTCTTGGGCCGCTTCTTATGCAGATCTGTCTGGCGTTCTCAAGGTAGAGGCAACTCCACAGGATACTGATATAAGCGTGGCCGGTGCATATCAAGATGGAGATAATTATCGCTTAGGAGATACAGACTTCCGGGTTGGTGATCAGGCGCGAGTTGGCAGTGGAAACGTCAACACAATTACCAATATCGTACTCTTCTCATGGGGGGTCCTGCTTCAGCTTGATGGAGCTGTCGGTGGCGATGGCGATTATAAAGTCGGGTCGTCGGTTTCTATTATCCCGGCAGCTGGGCGGCGGTTATCGGATTCTCTAGATGGATTGTGCACGGTCGCAACGGAATTTTCTAATACAGGCGTATGGGGGGAGAACTCAGTTAAAACCCTGCATGTCAGCAGTATTGAACATATTGCAATCGGCATGGTTTTGTTCGTCGATACGATGATGGTTCAGGTCGTCGGATTCTATGACCAGGACTCATCACCGGGCTATCTGTATGTCAAGCCTGGTGCGTGTGGAACTGGTCGTGGATATGCTGCGTGGCCAGTCGGTGCGGTGGTCAAGGGCGCTATATGGGTGCGCCGTCCAGGGCAAACCTACGCTGTAGGCAGAACAGGTGTTTCGTTCACGCTTGAGCCGACGCAATATCTAACAGATACGACGGGACTCTTTGAAGTGGGCGATCGTGTTATTATTACCTGCAATGGTCTTGAGCTTCGGGAGATGAAACACTCGATCACTCGCGCCGATAACATGGCGTCCCAAAACATCTATGGCATTCGAGAATGGAAGCCGCTAGTTAAGCCCATGCTGATCGATTCTCTTCGAGCCGCTATGATGTTAGAAACGACCGAAGAGTGGGGCAGCCCAAGATATTTGACTACGGCCTATGGAGTGCCGCTACTTACTTCAGTTCAGATCGGGCAGCCGGTCGAGATATCACATCCGCGATTGTGGCCGGACGAGACGGTGATAAATCACTACATAATTGGAATAGAACCAGATTTAGCGACTGGTTCAATGACCCTCGTGATGCTTACAACCGGTGCAATCGGTCGAGATGATGACGATGGTGACAAGCCGCCTGTCGAGGTTCCAATTGCAGGGCCTCCGACCAGTGGTTATCATGACAGAAGGAGATGATAATGCGTTTATTTGTATTCTGTTCTCTGTGCTGCATATTGCTCATTGCGTTTTTCGGGACGCAAGAATCTATCGGTGGCGGGTCCGGTCTATACCAGGCCACCCATAAAGACCCTCGGGTGTTCCGTGATGCGTATGGATATCCAATCACGAATGCAGATGGCGTCAAGATCATCGGCTACCCGAACTGGATCCCGTTAGCAGATACCTCTGGCCAGGGAACCGACTGGACGTATGCCGTTTCTGATAGCGGTTATCCTGGATGGTATTTGACAAACCCAGCAGAGGGTTTCTATGACTGCTACAAAGACTCACTCGGTGCAAAATATCTAGTTGCTGATGACATGCACATTCCCGGTAGGGTGCTCGGCGATAGTACAATTTACAATCCTGAATCATTCTATCCGGGCGTCATTCCGGATTGGGCGTTGGGTGATACGATTGTCGGTGAGGGTGAAATTAAGGCCAACGCCATCCAGCTCGGGCATATCGGCACGGGTGCTGTGGACTCTGCTGCTGTTTTGTCTAATGAATTAAGTGATCCACATTTCGCCTCTGTTGATACGCTTAAACTTGTTGAGGCAAGCTGGGAAGCATATATCGCGAGGCTCACCGATTGGGATGATTGGACTGATGGGCCAGGGCTTACGGAGGCTCACGTAGTAGCAGGCAATGCTGCGGGGGGTTCTATAGATGCAAGCATCGGCGGTCATGCAACCGCGACGATATCGGGCAGTGAATTGCGGCTAGATATAGATGATTGGGAGTTAGACAACCACGCCAACGCAAACGGCAACGACATTGAGGATATAGGCGAGCTTGAGTTTGATAGCACGCCGGACGCAGACCATACGGCTAGCGGAATTCGTGCAACCTTCACGAATGGTAATGCTGGCTCTGTGGCCTTTGGTGATGTGTGCTATATAGCCGCCGATGACGATCTTGAGTTTGCCGACGCAGACGCGGCTGCAACTATGGGCGGAGAGCCATATATGGCACTCGAAACTATCGCGGCGGCAGCGAGCGGCGACTGGTTAAAGATGGGCTACGCTCGTGATGATACATGGAATTGGACACCGGGTGGCACTGTCTATATATCTACCACGGGAACAACTGGGAACACTTTAACACAGACCGCGCCAAGTGGATCGGGCGATCAGGTACAATTCATCGGAGAAGCTACAACGGCGGATATTATAGATTTTGACCCTTGCGCAATCATAATCGAGGTTGATTAGATGAAAACACTACTTTTTACAACCCTGTTTATTCTGTTAGCCGCTCCCGCTTGGGCTGATACCGAAACGCTCCGGCCTAATGCGGCAGGCGATGAGACAAACGTAGAAGATCAAGACCCTGGAACCGGCTACCATTGGGATAAAGTCGATGAGGTAACGGCGGACGATTATACAACTGTTATTTGGTCCGATGCTATAGACGGGCGCGACCTGTATAACCTGCCAGCCTCAAGCGGATCGGGTACAATTGACAGTGTTGTGGTATATGCAAGCCTCGACCGCGACCTTTTGGCGGCTAGAGTTTGCGGCGCTTACATATCTATCAAAAGCGGCTCCACAATATCAGAAAACGATGTAGGAGATCCAGGCGACACCTTCACCTTGCATTCTTATACGTGGTCAACTAATCCAGACGATTCTGCAGCTTGGGAATGGGCCGACATAGATGATTTGCAAATAGGCGTCAGGCTTTGCCACACGGCCACCAACGGTAGCACGAACGCTTCTCAAGTTTACTGCATTGTTTATTATACACCCTCAAGCGGCTGGACTGGTACGATTATGGGTGTAACTAACCCGGCTAAGGTTGGCGGGATTGATGTGGAAAACATCGCAAGCATTGGCGGCATATAAAATAGATAGAGGTATTGGCAGATGAATGTGAACTTTTCCGAGTGCCCAAGGTATGATGACTGCATAAAAAAATCGCAGGAGGTTGATGGCATGAAACCAGCAGTCGCAGATAATACAAAAAGAAGCACTGACAACAAAACCTGGATTGACCGGCAGAAGGGTGGTCGGCAGATCATCTACCTGATCGTGACTCCTATCCTGACCGCCTTGGCTGCGGTTCTGGCTCTGCGTCTATTTCCACCAGCGAGTCCGTAATGCCGAATATCCCAACCAGATATGACCACTTGTTTTTTAATATCGGGCGGCAGCTCGGTATCGACCCCTGGGTGTTAAAGGGTATCGCCTGGCATGAGTCTCGCCTTGATGAATCTGCTCATGCCTACGGAGACGGCGAGAAAGCGTTCTACCGGAAGTTTATCAAGGACCGCACTAAGTGGACTGACCACCGCTATTATGACCAGCCACGGATCATTGGGGGCGGTCACGGTCTGATGCAGCTACAGTACACAACAGCGATTTTACGAGGCGTTGACTTCCCACACGAGGGCGATTGGTGGAAGCTCTACATTCCAGTTAATAACATCTACTTCGGCGGCAAATACTACCTCAAGAAATACCGCAAATATGGCAATCTCTCCCAGGCCCTAGCGGCCTATAATGCCGGGACGGCCACGTGGATTAATGATCCCAGCTCCCCGAATCAGGGCCACTTTCGCAACCAGGCATATGTCAATCAGGTCCAGATCGCCATCGAGACCGTGTCGAAGGATTGGGCGTTGCGTGGGGTCAAGATCTCATACAAATTGCCGACTTCATGCCGCCATAACTCCTAATATAATGTAGGAATCTCGCGCTAATTTCTGCCTCATTTCGCACGCAATCGCGTAACCGACATTACCGCAAACAGATACAACGCCGCCTAGCCAAGTAATTATTTTCATTTTAATCAAAATAAACCTTTACTTCGGGTTATAACTTCCGATATATTATATACAGGTTCGAGGGAAACTAGACCACAAGAAAGGGGAAGCAGATGAGATGGCTAGAGGTTGAGACATGTGGGCATGGCGAGAGTGACTTTGTATTAAAGATCGCCCAAGAGATTGCTGAGGACACAGGCTGCCAAGCAAAAGCTGAGGAGCGCTTCTGCAACCGGCTCGCAAAACTGGCTAAGGCGGGAGAGATCTCAGAAAATGCCGGTGACTCATTATCATTCACGCAACACCAACTCAATGTTAATGGTGGCGAGTCTGTATATCCAGTCGGCAACGGGGAGTTGCTTTGCGAGGGCTGCTTAGAAGTGCATCTCCACGAGCTCGGCGAGCCGAATGATATTACCACCGACAAGGCTATTGATGGCCGCGATCTGCCGATATATGGCTGGGTCAAGGGCATCTGTAATGACTGTGAACGGACTGTGTATGCAACCAATATGGAGGCTGCGAGTAATGACTAAATCAGCACGACTAGATATCCGTAAGCGGGTGCTGGATGTGTACAAAATGCACGCACTAAAGAATCTATGGGGCTGTGAAAGACTGGCTGCTCAGCACCGCATTTATATGAAACGTAAACGGCTCTGGCAGGAGTCGATGGACTGCGACAGCGCTTTCGACAGCTCGATACAAGATATTGATTTGATGCTTGCCGAACACTGCCCGGAAGCGCATGCACTGATCAAGTGGCGGCTGGCATCGCGGGCTGAGATCTTCGACGCAGAAGAGATCAAGGGGCGCGGCACACCAAGTTGCGATCTAATTGCCGAGACGGAGTTCTATAAAGTCTGGCGCGACATGATTCGGATGAACGAAGACAATGCCCGATGCTGGGTCAAGATCGAAGTGAAGAGCGGGCCGCATTCAAACGACTTCCATGTGGCTGCACTTTGGCAGGCAAGCTAATGTCAGCCCTCCAACGGTTGATCGAGGGTGAACTGCTCGGGATTGATGTTCCTGAAGAGAGGGGAGCGAAGGTGGCATATATAGAAGTTCATGGCGGATGCAGCGAGCCGAGAGGCGTGGTTATGATGGCTGAAGATGTAGCCGGTTCTTGTGATTCGGTCGATGAAGCTGAAGATCTATTTTTAGAATTACTTCGGGAGAAAAACTACCCGAAAGGCGTTGGCACATCGATTAATTTTGTAGAATCTTATAGCGACCCGATGGACTGCGGCCAGGGTGACAATGATCAAGCTGCCCGCGACTATGAAAGGGACCGGATCTAATGACAACCAGAGAGATCGTTAAAGAAGTCGTCTACAGCTTGATTGCCGGCGCGATCTTAGCAGTCTGTGGACTTGGCTACATCGTTAGCGTGGCGGCGCATAGATATTAGGAAAGGACCAACCCATGACCGATGAACTGAAGCCGCTAGAAAACAAACTAAGAGAATATTTTGAAAATCACGGTGTCATTATCAGCGATGATCTTGGTTCGGATGCCGATGGGTTCTGGTTCAATGTGATAGGGATTATTAGAGAGCATATTAGTACCGCCAACACCCGCCCGCCCGAGATGCAGGGGGTTGAGGAGCTAGCCAAACGATTATTAGAAAGCGAATCGTTCCCGGATGAAGACATTAGCGGAGAATATCAAGTTGGTCTTCATTGCGGGGTTGAAGATAGAGGCTGCTGCGACCGATATGACGGCGCGGATTATGGCTATGCCCAAGGCGTGGAGGCGTGTGCCGAATGGCTCAAAAATGAATTAGATAGCGTGCGTATAACCGAGGAGGAGAGATGAAGAGGAAGATTGTGGGGGGAAGCGTAGCAGTATTAGAGGACTTCACCGAGTATATCGCCCTTGATGATGATGGTATTATGTGGAGAACAGACAATATGAGCGGTGACTGGGAACAACTTCCCCCGCTCCCAGGCTCAGACGAACCGGAGAAGGAGCCTGAATACAATCATGGGTGCCGTGTACATACACAGAGCGATCTAGATGAGGCGGGGGCGAAGGTGTTGCCTGCTACAAATGGCGGAGAGGTAATACTTCCCGAAAGGCCAACGATTATCAGGAAAAATGTTGGACACGGAATAACGACAATATCAACAGATCACTTTGACAAACTTGTAGCGGGTGAAGAGGATGCCGTTCGTGTAAAACTAATTAGCCTCGGCTGGACGCCACCAGGAGAACATCCCCACCTTGAGTTCGTGCGGGCGGTGGCGGAGGATTGGTATACTGAGGATGATAAGTGCTTTTATTGTCGCTATGTGCAAGGCCACGAGAAGCCCACTCACTATACAAGTTGTCCACACCTCCGCGCCGTCGAGATCTTGAAACGATTGGAAGGAGAGGGTGGTAAAAGCGCGAAGTCTGACCACCCAGAATTCATAGGACCTTCAGGAGTTAAGATCGAATCCAGAACCCGCGTCAATTGTCATGGCTCGATCTGGTTACAGCTGCGGAACCCTAAGAGCGGTCACTGGGCAAGCGTTTGTGGCGTGACGAAGGGTGGAGATCGTGTCAATTCTAATTTGCCAGATTGGATGACCAGGGCTGGCTTCAAGCATTAGAGGAGAGGATGCGGCAAATGGCAGGTAAACACCTTGTATTAGACGTCTGTTGCGGCTCGCGGATGTTTTGGTTTGATAGAGCGAATCCACTGACCGTGTTTGCAGACGTGAGGCATGAGACGCACCTGCTGAAGGACAAATCAAGTAAGGGTGGCTACAGAACGAGTGTAATCGCTCCTGATATACGGTCTGATTTTACTAAGTTACCATTCAGATCTAATCATTTTGCACATGTTGTGTTCGATCCGCCGCATTTCAATAGGAACGGCCAAAGCGGATGGATTGCCAAAACATACGGGACCATTGGCAGCAATTGGAGGCAAGAGCTTCGCCTCGGTTTCGCTGAATGCTTCCGGGTTCTGCGGCCGGAAGGAACATTGGTCTTCAAGTGGAACAGTGGCGATATACCTGTGTCGCGGATTCTAGAGCTTACACCGAGAAAGCCGCTGTATGGTAATAGATGCGGCAAAACGGCCAAGACTCACTGGATTACATTTATAAAATGTGGAGCCGAATTTGATCAGCCCGAGCCGGCACAGATTGAACTCGGAGCCGAAACGGAGGGAACATGAAGAAAGTAATGACAGCGGCCAAGCGTAAGAAGGCGACCGCGCTGGCCCGGAAGTATTACAACCAGTCGCTACTCGATTGCCTTGACTGGGATGGAATGACCCCTGCCGATCTTGGTAGAGCGGTTGATGTCTCTTACGTTACTGCATATTCCTGGGCAGCTAGAAGAGTTCTGCCAAAACCGTATCATGCCCTTTTGATTGCGAGTAGCTTTAACACGACCATAGAGGAGATGCTACAAACAGATCGCTGGATAACCGGTAAGCGTCACCCAGCAGAGAAAGTGCCAAAACTCAACGAATGGGCTACCGTTGCTAGGTTTCCTGAGGTTCTGCCAGTGAGATTTGGTTTTAAGTTTTCAGCACATCTGAATCATTGGAAACGGAAGCACGAGCATATGACAATCGTCGACTTTGCAAATCTGGTGATGTCTCATGAAGTCGTGGTGCGACGTTGGAAAACTGGCAAAATGTGTCCGAATGTCGACACCATGGCCAGAATCGGTGCAGTGCTAAATTGCTCAATTCCAGATCTGTTGATTTAAAAGGTTTACTTCGAGTTAGTGCCAGTGTATAAGGAAAGGGAGCCGCGCGAACGGCTCCCCGACCACAAGACCCGCAACCAGCGGGAACTGGCGGGAAAGCGGGCAAAGGGAACTAACCACAAGAAAGGGGATTTGGGAAGTGGAAACCTCCAAAGTAGTACCATCCAAGTATCAAGAATTATTCAATGATCTGGCGAGCCGGGGCTGGACAGTCAAAGGGCTCACCGCTCGAACCACCGATCTCACTCTAATCGATTACCACAAGTTGCCGGGCTACAGCTCATCGATGATTAGAGAGATCGATCGATCACCGCTGCATGCGAGGACATCAAAGGACACGTTTGTACCGTCTCCGGCTACCGACCTCGGTACGGCATTCCATGCGGCGTGGCTGGAGCAAGAGCTGTTCCAGAAACACTACATACCCTGCCCGGCTGAGTACAGCGATCGCCGGAAGAAGGATTACAAGGACTGGGCTAAGCTCCAAGATCCGGCCAAGGAAATTCTGCCATACAAAACATCAATCGATATTCATGGCATGATGGAAGCAGCAAAGCAGAATAAGGCCATCTGCGATCTGACCAAGAGATCGATCGTGGAGGAGTCGATATTCTGGATCGACCAGAAGACTGGGCTGCTGTGCAAGTCGAGGGCGGATATGGTCTCCGAGGGCAAGGGTGAGATTGTTACCGATATCAAAACTACTCGGGATGCCTCGTTCTACAAATTCCGCAAGTCATACGAGGACATGAAATACTACGTCCAGGCAGCAATGCAGCGCGAGGCCGTTGCTATCACTCGGGGGCCAGCGAAGCGGACGAACTATGTCTTTGCCATCGAAAGCTCGGCACCATACGGCAACACGCTCTACCCGGTGGACGAAGAATACATGCAGCTCGGCCACCGATTGCTCCGGGCAGCTCTGTCAAGAATTGCAGAGTGTGAAGCGATCAACATCTGGCCTGGATACGATGAGATAACCGAACACGGCCTCTACCCTTCCAGCTGGCTGAAATAGGAGAACTCAATGAAAGAGTGGCAAACAAAGGCAATGGAATTATTCAACGATGCTGTCGGTCGATCTGGAGATGAATCACTCGATGATGGCTCTGTAATTCTGGCAGCTGGCGAGGCGATAGGAGTCGCCAAGTTGCTGGAGAAATATAATATTATTGCTAAAAAAGAAAGAGAGAAAAT